TTCATCAAACCAAGGAAGGTAATGAACATCTGAAATATAAACTGGAACAGTTCCCAGTTGAAGAATTTCATACATTCTAAAACTACTCTTCCCATAACCTCTTGGAGCAAGTCCAAATTTACTAGAGCAGGTTATGTCCAGAAACTTCTTAAAGTTGTCCATAGGGACTGTTGTAGACCAGTTTCCAGCAGAAATCTCATACCCTTCTTTTCCAGATAAATGATTACACATATTCATACGGATTGGATGAGTATCTCTAGAACCAACAAAAGAAGCAAAAATTGTTTTCTCTTTTTGTGGAATTAATTCTTTTGGAATAGAACTACAAATCAAAGGAATTGGAATAATATTATCACCTTCACGATTTCCACCGGCAGAAAAAATTAAAGTATCCTCTGGAAATTTCTCAAAAGGTCCATCATCAAATTGAGATACTGTAAAATATTTCCCATCAGATGAAAGAACAGAATCTAATTGCTCTTGAATGTTTTGATACTGTTGTCCTGCGAACATTGAATTGCAGAAGTTATTCGTCCAAAAGACATCAATATACTGCCTATCTGTTTGAACATTTTCTTCGTTCCACCTCTTGAAAAAATATTCCTCAAGATATTCTCCAGTATGATATGGAGGATATGTTGGAGAAATAGATGCAGGTCTCAGTGCATCATTATTCATAAAAACCATAGTTTTTCCTCCTTAAATCTTCTAGTCTTTTCCTTCACACCAACCATCCAATTATTATGAACAATTACTGCATTTTCTTTCTTTTCTTCATTGTAATATACGTGCCCATTGGGAAATAAATCAGAACTTAATAGTGCAATATGATCTCTATATTTTGTTAATGCGATTTGATTTACAATCAATTGATCATCTTCTGTTTCATTGGAACCACATTCATTCACTAAAGATTGACATTCTTTAGTGTCATTAAAGACCATAAATCCAGAACAAAGAGTTGATCCTGGACTGTCAGATTGAAATAATACTTCTTCGTGTCCTTCAATTAATTCTAAAGGATTTTTGACAAAGACAATATCAGTATCTACCCAACACAATTCTTTATTTTCTTGGTAAATTTTTTTAATAATTGACCATTTATTTTTAACAATATTTCTAAATCCACTTTTTTCAGAAAAAGTCCAATCTTGATACTCTGTGATTGGTTGATCTATATGAAGAAAAGCATTTTTATATTGCTTTAAGTTTTCATATGAATTTGAATCCAAACAAGCAATATAAAAATCATCCATGTTGATTCCTACTTTTTCAGCAGAAATCAACATATTCTTACAGATGTCTATACATCCACTATTTAAAAATGTTAAAAATTTCATTTAATTAATAATTCATTTAAATTTAAATTCCTACCTATGGTTTTCCACCATTTCAAAATATTAATATAAGATTCCAAATGATCTTCCTTGTATTTTTCTTCCAACGATCTTCCATGAAAGGTTGAAATAAATTCAATAGATTCTACAAAAAGAGGAAAAGTATAAACATCATATGATATTTTTTGATCAATAACAGATTTTGGTGAATAATAAATTAGGTTCTCTGCTAATGGTGCCCAGTAATGATCTTCTGGATACTCTAATAAAAATTTATCACCGCAAGTAAAAGAATCTATTAGTATTTTAGCATACTTTCTGGAGATAAGATATGCTCCAACAGACCAATCATCCCAATATCTTTTTCTTAAATGTATTTTATTTAAATTTTTACCAATACACATCAATTGAATACAATCCCAATTTTCAGGTAAATTATTTAAAAAATTTTCCCAAGTAAAATTCCAATATTCTACTGTTTCTAAACTCAAATCATCTTCACAGAAAAATGCGTATGCTTCATCAGTTTCATAATACCATTTTTTTATCATTGTTAGATGCGAAACAGTGGCACCTATGGTTCCTAAATCCATCACATCTTTGTATTTTCCAATAATATTAGGATCTTCTTTTAATTGTCTTTCTGATAATAAAAAATTAATATTTTGAATACTATAATTTGAAAATTCTTTTATAATATTATTTCTTCTATTTTCAGATTCAATTAAACTGGCACAATAAATTGTTGGAAAATTTTCCAATTTATTCATAGTATTTTGATAGTATTAATTTTTATTGGGTCAAATTTGACTCCACCAGTTCTGTTAAAGTCCATCCGTGACTAAAATAGTCGCCCAGGGTAACGATCCCTGCCAAAGGCCCTAATCTGGGGCAAAGAGTTTATAAGACTCCTCTGAACACCTGTTCTGACGACCAGAAAGAATCAACAACCGTCGTCGTGATCACATAAACATTTTACAAGTTCATCCACTTCTTGATATTCAGCATGTGGAATAAGCACAGCATTTCCATATTCACTAGTGATTACAAAAGATTCACCAGTCTCAACTCTTCCTAAAAGATTATCAAAATCTTCCTGAAATTCTTCAATTGTAAAAGTTTCCATAATCATATTTGAGTTGTGTGGATTAATCATACTAGAAATTTGATGGGTTGTCAAGAGAATTTATATGCTTTCTTTGATTAACCAAATAGAATGTATAATACCAAAAGTAAATAAAGCACCAATAATTCCACTAATCCACCCAACTCTTATTTCGTGATGTTTTATTTTATCGTCAATCAATTTTTCAATTTCATCACGATTCATTTTTCATCACCAAGATATTTTGCTAATGGGTCTTTTTTTGATTTAATAATTTCACAAGCACGTCTATAAAACATATTATTAGTATTACCGGATTTTTCAAATGTTTCTTTGATTCTAATCCAATTATCATAGGTGTGTTGATCCATTTGCTTTGTATCAAGAGGATACTAATAGTTATAAACTTTAATTTTTTATAACTATATTGAAATCAAAACTTATTTAAATGATCTTCTAATCTATGAAGAAATCTTTCAACTTCTCCAGTATCAGGACCACCATCGTTTTTGGCATAAAAAATATAATCATCAAGAGTGACTGTAAGCAGTTCAATATCTCTTTTTGAAAGTTTTGGGGATTCCCAACTCATCTAATTTCAAACTCCATTTTTCTAATTTTACGATTTTTTCTTGCTTCGTGATAAGCAATATCTTCTTTTGTGAGAAGTGTTGTTGAATTAGATTCACCACGAAGATTAGAAATTAATTCTATTCGTGTTAAATCTAACCCAGAGATATTCTCTCCTCTTAAAGTTGTGAAATTATCACAACCACAACATCTGGTCTGTGTCGGATGAGACTCCAACACAGCATTACAATTTTTGCATCTAACCTTTAACATCTTACCATACCTATTCAAAAAATTCAAGTCTTTATTCTAAAATACTTCTTAATTGCCAAACAAATTTACCGTGAGTTTCACATAAACTTTGAACTAAATTTGAAGTTGCATACTGTTTTTGTTTATCTGCTTCTTCTGATATTACAGTAAGCATTTCAATGAGTTTCTTATTATCATCACGTAGTTGAGAAACCATTTCCATAGCACCAATTGAACTATCTGCTTCTGAAATTTGAGATACTTCAACTGCTCTTGTGAGAGTGCTGACTGGTTTCATTCCCAAATACCTCATATGTTCTGTGAGAGTATCAATCTCTTCAAACATAGTCTCATACTGCCCACCAAAGAGTGTATGAAGTTGTTGAAAGTCTGGACCAACAACATTCCAATGGTAAATCCACGTCTTTTGAAATAAAACAAAAAGTGATGCCTGAGCATCACTCAAAGATTTAAATAAAGTTTCCATTATAGACTTTTCTTTTTATTTATATGGCGGAGGTAGGAATTGAACCTACGATTTCCAGATTATGAGTCTGATGGCATACCACTTGCCCACTCCGCAGAAATGCCCCCGAAGAGGCAAAGTGTATCAGTTTATGAGTAGTCTATCAGAAACGGAAAGTTGTCTGAATTACACCACCCCAATTGGAAGCAGTATTCCGAGTTGCCTGATTATTGGAAACATAGAACACGGCAGGAGTGATACTGATATTATCACTTACACGGTACTTGTAGAATGCCTCAAACATAGAAGCAGTTGCAGTCAAACCTTCTGCATTTCCAGGTTGTCCGTATGCAACACCAGCAGCATTGCCTTTACCGAACACATCAGACCATTGAAGACCTGCGAACCAAGAAGTAGAGTTGGTAGCACCTCGTACAGTAGCATTACCGTTAATGGTGTTAGAACCATATCCAGCACTGATGGAAGGAACAATACCAGATTTCTTGGGTTGCCAGTAACCATTGAAGGCATAACTGTTGGAGACTTGACCATATGCAAGAGCACCAGAACCACCACCAAGAGCATTAAAGTTACGAACACGAGTTCCCTCAGTACCATAACGATAACCAAAACCAAGACCCCATTGAGGAGCACGATAACCAATCTGTGCCAGAGTGTTCAGTTTACCAGTGGCATCAAACTCACCAGTAGAAGTATTGCTACCATCTTCCGCAACATAGTTCACACCAGCAACGAAACCTTGTGTTCCTGGTTGACGATATTGAGCACCGAAACCAGCACCAGTTGCCTTGTTATAGACACCAGAAGCACCACCAAGTTGGAAGAAGTCAAGGACATCCGACTTATAAACAGAAGGAACCCATGCCATCTCAGTATTACGAACCAGAGGACCTGCGGTGAGAGTTACACTCTTGCTGACAGGGAACTGATAGTAAAGACGATCCAACCAGACATTGCTGGAAGTACCAGTACCTTGAGAAGTTTCTGCCTTGTCAAGTTTGAACAGTGACGAAGAAGAACCGAAAGGAGCACTGGAGAAGTTACCAGAACGCAGACGGGTGCGAAGCAAATCCTTACCAGTGAATGAAGTATCCAGGTTCAGACGAAGGTCATAGTTAAACGCAGTGCTACCAGCAACAGTGCCAGTATTCGTAGTATAACCAGGAACTCCACCAAGAACGAAGTTTGCTTCACCTTTCAGTTTGGTTGTGGTAGAGAATTGAGTTGCCTCAAGTTTGCCCACTTTTGCCTCAAGACCACTTACACGACCTTTGAGAACAGCAAGTTCGGAACGGAATTCTGTCATCAGACGACGAAGTTCATCGGTGACTTCAGTTACACGATCCAAGCAAGCATTCAGAAGTGCTGCTGCCTCAAAACGGGTCATTGCCTTACCACCACCAAAGGTGCCATTAGGATAACCAGCAACGCAACCATAACGTTCCACGAGGTTGCTCAGTGCTCCATATGCCCAATCCGTAGGTTGAACATCGGAGAATTGACTGATACTTGTGACCTGCTCTGAGGAACTATATTGATTGACTCCAGCAATATTAAGGTCTGCAGCATTCGCAACAGTAGGAGCAATCATTCCAAGTGCAACAGGTGCAAGCATCAGTTGATTGAAAAATTTCATAAATTTGTTAAGTTTTACAACTACGAAGTTTATTTATATCTCAGATTTTTCTGAGAAAGCGGATGATCGGATTTGAACCGACGACAGTCTGCTTGGCAAGCAGGAACTCTACCACTGAGTTACATCCGCAAAATGGGAGATTTTATTCTCCCGCAATTCACTTCACATGAATAAATGAAGTATAAGATACAATAAACATTATGTCAAGACCATAAATTTATCACTCATAGTCTAGCATAACAGACCCTAATCTCTCCTCTACTTGGTGATGCAATTGATGAGAAAGCACCATAAGAAAGATCAAGACTCCTACCACTTACATATGGACCACGATCATTAATCCGTATAATAACAGATTTTCCATTTGATTCATTAGTTACTCTCAATCTAGTGCCAAATGGAAGATTACGATGTGCGGCTGAGTTACCATAAGCATTGAACCGTTCGCCATTAGCGGTTCTTTGTCCATCGTAACCGTCACCAATTCCATAATGTGAGGCATAAGAACAGGTCGCCGCTTGAGAGGCAATTGGAGCAAGAGCACCAAGACTCAGAGCAACGACCGAAAGGGTTTTGATTGTTTTGTTTAAAAGCATTAGTTTAATAGAATTCGACATCCGTATAAGCAAAGGAGAGTTTCCAACCCTCTCGGGAGGCATTGCCCACGGCTCTAAGTTTCACATCAAAATCTCATGATATGACCCAATGTGTTTGGGTTTCCTCATAATAAGTGATTATTTAGGATCTGTCAAGTTTTCTCTTTGGAAGTAATCTTTTCGGTAATACCTACTTAGAATATTGCTGTTGTAATATCTTGGGCATCCATCTTCTAGTGCTTCCGTCAAAACATTATTCAAAAACAACAATCTCGTCTCTTCATAATTAGTTTTTCCTAAGGTCTTATGAAGAGACAGAATACTTCTTTTGAACTTATCTTTACCTAATAACTTAATATCATCTTTTAGTTCTGGACAAGACCCATAATATTTTTTCCAATCACTTTCTTGTTTTACTTTTCTTTTCTTTCCTTTTGGTGTTCTAAAAGACCAGAAGTATTTTCTTCCCAGATATTTTCTACTGTTCTCTTCACACTCTATCAAGTAGATAAATCCAAAGTGCTCTCCAATGTCTTCTGTCTCAAAAATCTTTCCTTGATATAACAAAGGATTATCATAACTCATTCGGGTTCTTAATATTCTTCAAGTTATATAGATATAACTTATCTTCAACCCTAACAGAGTTATTATAGTCATAAAAAAAGCACCTGTCAAGGTGCTTAATGAGTTGTAATATTATATCAATCTTCATCCTTTGGTTTGTATCTTCCAATTTCAGGCATTGAATGCTGTTGCTTACCACCTCTCTTAGCAACACTTGTTCTTACACTATTGATATTATCAAATCTTTGAAGTTCTTTCATTCTTGCCTTTCTTTCCTTAGAACCAACATCAGTTCTTAGTGCTTGTA